GGGTGAAGAAACTGCGGCTGAAGCCGCCTTGGGCGTACCAGACTAGGAATGACCACAGAATTTCACATTCTGAGACAGACAAGTTGTAGTGGAACGCGTTCAACCTGACCATGTGCTGGGCTTCATCATTATTCCTGATGAGATGCAGCCAGTCGGCTACTGCGGTGGCATATTCGTCAGCTTGCTGCTTGGTGGTATATATTCTACAAGCAGCCTTGTTAGCCAGACGCGGTAGGTCGATGGTCAGAACGTCACCGATGAGGTACCCGACGAAAGTACCTGTAACTCCTTCTTCGATTTTGAGCTCTTTGAAGTTCCTCATCTTCGTGATTTGCTGAGACCTTATGAATCCGTCGTCACCTTTAAACCCAGCCACAAAAGGAGCCGTTACGCGGTAAGCGCTCCCAACTCTAGCCATGTTGTCAATCGTGTTGTTTAGGTACGTCATGGCGGTACCGCTCTGGAAGGCGTCGAGAGTCCAGAGGGTGTAATCCAAGCCCCTTGCCGACCAAGCTCGGATTGTGCTGAAGAGGATATCGATGACGTGTTCGGGGGTTCCAACAATGCGGAAAAGTCGTTTCACAAGCTCGTGCACAGCAGCTGTTTTGGTGGTGTCTTGTTCACTGATGTCTGTGCAAACCGTCTGGTACCGTCCGGGGGGTAGTGAGCGGATATCGGCATCAAATCGTTTCTTGAAGTCCTCGGTGCTCGTGCCGTTAGGTAAGTGAACACCGGGACGTCGACATCGAATGAGTTCAAGCTCCAAGCATCTCACATAGGCCATACAAATGTGGTTGATCGTCTTTGGCGAGGCCGAGATGGGTTGGCCACCTTTGAATTTGTAACCGCCAGTCGCTGTGAAGCTACCTTGGAGCCAGGTTTCGACCTTCAAACCAGCTTTGTCCTGCTGTTTGTTGAAGCAGGAAATAGTACTCGTCGCAAATGATGTTGACCCGTACAGACCCTCTTCCTGTCTGGTCGGATTCTTCTTGGCCACGATGTTCTGGCAAGCTTCAGCTTCTGCGATCGCGAGCATCTCTGGAGTGATTCGCGCCAACTGATGTATTTTAATAAATTGGTTGAGTCCGGATGTGAGCTGTTGGACTTCTGGCTCGAGTTGGTCAGACGGCAATCTGCTGCTAGCGGTCGCATAGCGGCCAATCGCGGCTTGTAGCGAATGGTCGAGGCTGTTGGTCTGAGCACGCGATCTGCATCGAGCCACACTGATTACTCGCTTTTCGCTGCTGGCGAGGGGGTCGAGAATTGGGCGATGCCGCATCTTAATGCGCAAACTCTTCGCTCCTAGATTACCCAAGTTGGTGTACCCTGTATCACGTCTGAATTCGTAGAGATCCGAGCTAGTGGGTGCGATCTTCTGCAAAACTTCATCAACCGCTGTAACGCTCACGGATTTGAGTGGTGGGATGAGCACATCAACCGGGGTCATATCGTCGTCACAAGACTCGCTCGTTGGCATTGCAGGTATGAAAC